GGAAAAGAAAGTAATAAAAGTAAATAATTTTGATGTAACTGTAATGGAGCAACCTGCTAGTTATGTTCTTAACTTAGAAAAGAGAATAGGAAGAACTAGAATAGTTGATTATACAAAAGAAATTTTAAAATATCCTAGTGGAATTAACCCAAAATTAGAGGATATTATAGAAGTTCCAGAAGTTATAAAGCATAATGATTTAGAGTTAAAACTTGATGAAAATGGAATTTATACAATGGAACAACTATTTTTAGCAGGAATTGACAGTGTAGTTTTCACAGGAGAAAAGTTTTTAAAACTTTTAAATGAAAATATAGATAATTACAAATATAAAGAAATTGAAGAAATTGGACTATCAGTTTGGGAGCAAGTGAAAAATATAGCTTTCTGTGGTTTTATTATGAATACATTTCGTGGAATGTAACTTAAATTATAATTATGAAAGTATAGAAAATATGATAACTATGTATGGCTTTTTCATAAAAGATTTTGAAAGAGCAGAAAACTATTCAATAAAGCAATTAGAGTTATATTTGAATAGAATTTCAAAGATGAATGAGGTGCAATAATGAGTGTAGTTGGAGCATTAAAATTTAATATAGATACTTTTTTAAATTCAAAAGGCTTTCAACAATTTAAAGCTAATTTAAAAGAATCTATGAGTTTAAGTAAAAGATTTAAAGAAGTAACAGGTAGTACACTAGGGAAATTAGCAATAGGTTATTTTTCTATAACTGGACTTGTAAGCCAATATAATAAGGCAGTTGAAGCTAGTAATTATCAAATTGAACAAGAAACTAAGTTATATACAACTCTAAGAGCTCAAAATTTTAGAGATGAACAAATAAAGTCAATTATAGATATGACAGGAGAATTACAAAAATTAGGAGTTGTAGGAGATGAAGTAACTCTTGCAGGTGCTCAACAATTAGCAACTTATAAATTACAAGAGAACAGTATAAAATCATTGTTACCAACTATGCAAGATTTATTGGTAAAACAAAAAGGCTTGAATGGTACAGGGCAAGATATGGAAGGTATTGCCAATATTTTTGCTAAGGCTATGAATGGGCAATCAATGATTTTAAAAAGAAATGGAATTATATTATCTGAAAGAGAAGAACAACTTTTAAAAGTAGGAACAGAAGAACAAAAAGTTGCTTTACTTACAGAAGCAGTAAGAAGAAGCATAGGAGAACAAAACAAAGAAATGTTAAAAACTCCTGAGGGTAAAATTACATCAGCTAAAAATAGAATAGGCGATTTATACGAAGTTTGGGGAATGTCTATAAGAGATACAAGAGCAAAGTTTTGGGAATTTATAGCAGATAATGCTGAGGGTATTCAAGACATAATCACTAAGGTATTTAAGGCTGGTGGAAGTTTTGTAGACACATTTTTAGGTGTTTTTAGAGATATAAAAAGAGGTTTTAATGCTTTACCTGATGGGGCTAAGAATGCTTTTAAAATTATAGGTGGTTTGGCACTTGCTACTAAATTTCCACTTGTTACATTAGGTTTAGCTATTGAAGATGTATTTGCTGCTTTTCAAGGGAAAGAAAGTTTTACAGAAGATGCTATAAATGCACTGTTAAAATTTACAGGTACTGATTATAGGTTCGCAGATTTAAGAAAAGGTGTATCAGACTTTTGGAAGTTATTTACAGAGGGTGCAGATAGTGGAATAGAAAAAATTACACTTACAACTAAAATTTTAACTGATTTATTAGATGTTTTAAAAGGTGGGTCAGGATTGCTACAAATTATATGGGGAGGTACTGCTGGTTTTGCTTGGGATAACACAAAGAATGTTTTCAAAGTTCTTACAGGAGATTTTGAAAATGTAAATTGGGATAATTCAATTTCAAATATAAAGAATGGTTGGAGTAAATTGCACGGTGCTGGGCAACATATGAATGAAACTGGCGTAATGTATGATAATTATTTACTTGAAGAAGCCGTAAAAAATATAAAGAAACAGACAGAAGCTGATGAGTATAGAAGAAAAAATCAAGGAAATGTTGGAGTACCAGTTGAAAAAGATTTAGTAATACCATATCAACCTGTTAATTCGGGTATTGTTACTGATTTTAATAAAATACTTGAGCCTAAAATTTTTGATAATAAAGTTATGAACGGAACTAAAAAGGCAGTAACAGCTAATCAAACAGTTAATTATAACCCTACTTATAAAACCGATGTAACAATAAATGAAAGTAAAGATGGTAAAAATGGTTTTGAAGATATAGTTAAAGTTTTAATAGAAAAAGATAAAGAAAATTTAGAAAGAATAAAAGCACAAGCAGGAATGGGATTTTTATTTTAGGAGGATATTATGAGTTTTTTTAAACAAGCAGTTGATATGGCTTTAAGTATGTTAGAAAACTCTAATCAAAGTTATATCCAAGATATACCACTTGAAGTTATATCAGAAAAGATAAGAACTTTACCAATGACTTTACCAACTAAAAGGGTCGAAAACGGCTTTAATATAAGTGATAGTGTTAGAAAAGAGCCAATGATTATAAGTATAACCGTTGTAGATAATAGCAAAGATTACTTATTAAATAGGGATAAACTTTTAAAGTTGCAAGAATTAGGGGAAGAAGTACAATTCGTATTTTCTAATCGGGATACTTACGAGCATATGATTATAGAAAATATTGAAGAAATAGAAACAAAGGACCAAAAGTTTGGATTTACCTACTACATAACATTAAGACAGATACAAGTTGGAGAAATAAAAGAAAATGATGTAAAGATGGATAGCAAGAAAGCTAAAACTTCTGGTGGTAAAAAGAAAAGGACAACTGCTAAGGTTAGCACTCCAACAAGTGCAGAAAAAAGCAAAGTTAATAATGTTACGAGCAAAAAGCAAGAAAGAGGTAAAAGCACTTTAAAAAATTTAGCTGGATAGGAGAAAAAATGAAAGCAATAGAAATTGATGTTACAGATATAGAAAGTAGAGGAATAATAGCAGAATTACCTAATAATATCAATTTAGAGCTAATTTATAATACTTATGATAGTTTTATATATCTTTCAATTTTAGATAGCTTAAATCAAAGGATAACAGGTTTTAACAAACTAGTGCCTAACATTGATTTTTTAAGTTTAGTAAGAAATGAAACTAATCTTCAATTAAGATGTATAAAAATTAATGAATTTGCAGAAGAAAAAGATAAAATTACTCCTCAAAATCTAAATAAAGATTATAAATTCTTTTTAATAGGTGATGATGATGGCGAAGTTATGGAAGCAAGTTAGATTGATAACTATTGGAGAGATAGTTTTTGATTATGAGCAACTAGATATTGATTTTGAAGTTAAGTGTACTGATGATAATAAAAGTGATATAGCAACTATAAAACTATATAACTTATCAGAAACAACAAGGCAAAAATTAAAACTTAATCAAGATGTGTCTATTGACGCAGGATATAGAGAATTACACGGTGTTATTTTTAATGGAATAGTTGAAAGTATAACGACTTCAAGAGATGAAAATGATTTTATAACTACTATTGAGGCTACTCCAAATAATAGGGCATATACTAATACTATTATAAATAGACAATTCAAAGCAGGTATAAAAGCAAGTGAAGTTATAAAACAAATTGAAAAAATGTGTAATTTTACTATGGATATAAAAGAACTGGGAAAAGATACAGTATATCCAAATGGCAAGGTATTTAGTGGAAGATTATCAAATGTTATACCTATTCTTGCAAGAGATACTGGAACAATATCAAGGTTTACAAATACATCTATTGAATTTAAGTTACCTAATAAAGTTTATTCAAGTGTTATTCACTTAGGAGGAGAGCAGGGACTTATAAGAGTAGATAAAAAAATGGATAAGGCAGAAATTAAAAAAGATGAAAAGAAAGCTAGTAAAAATAGTAAAAGCAAGAAAAACAATAATAATAAAACATCTGGGAAAGGCAAACAAAAATTTGATATTGAATGTTTGTTAATCCCACTTATAAAAATAGGACAATTATTAGAAATTGAAAGTACAACCTTCAAAGGTAAAGTAGTTGTTAAAGAATGTGATTTTTCTGCAAGTGGTTTAGAAACATTTACTGCTACGGCAACAGTAGAGGTGGTTTAATGATAGAAGTTATAAAAGCATTAATAGATGATAGTTTAAATGAATTGCATACAAGTTTACCTTGCGAAATTACATCAGTTAATTATGGTGCTGGAACTTGTACTGTGCAACCGTTGGCAAAAAGAGAACTATGCAAACAACTTATAAATTATCCTCCACTTATAGATGTAAGATTAGATTTTATTAAATTCGGTGGATGGAGTTTTCAAATACCTCGTAAAGTTGGAGATATTGTATGGGTTGGGTTTTCAGAAACTGCTTTATCTGATGAAACAAGCCTTGAAAGATTTAGTTTAAATGAGCCTTATATTATAGGAAGTTGTGAAAAAGGTTTTGAAGATAATTCAGAAGATATAATTTTACAAGGTGCAGGAACTAGGATTGAAATTAAAGGTAATGGAGATATAACAATACTTGCTGGAAGTAATGAAACAACTATCACAAGTAATGTTACTTTAAATGGAGATTTAACTATAAATGGTAATACAACACAAACTGGGGATACTAAACAAACAGGAAATGTATCAATAACTGGTGGAGTTACAGCAACAGAAGATGTACAAGGAGCAGGCAAGAGCCTTAAAGGACATACACATAGATATAATCCAGGAGGAGACCCTTCAACTTCAACAAGTAAAGCAGAATAGGAGGATAGATGACAAGCCCAAAATTAGATAAAGATTGCGAACTAGTATTTAATAATGGAGTATGTGAAATTGTAAGTAATGCAGAAGATTTAGTACAAGCTATTAGAGTTGAATTAGAGCAAAACAAAGGACAGTTTGCATTAAATACAGCTTGGGGTACTCCATACTTAAATGATACTAACACAGGCATTTTACAATTAAAAGATAATAAAAATAGGATAATTCAAGAAGTTAGCAAAGTTATAAATAAATATGATGGTGTAGAAAAAATTGAAAGCATTGAATTTGAAGATAATATTTTAGTTGCTAATATAAGAATTAATGGGGAGGTGTACACAATTTGATAACAGATAAAGGTTTTATAGTGCCTACAATAGATGAAATATATACAAGAAAATTAAATGACTTTAAAAGTGTAAAGCCTGACCTAAGAGAAACAGATAGTAATATCATAATTGCTTGGTTAAGGTTTGATAGTGCAGAAGAATATGATAGTTATTTACAAGCATTATCTGCATTTAATCAGTTATCAGTTTACACTGCGACAGGTCCTAACTTAAATGCAATAACGAGCCATTTAGGTATGACTTGGAATAAAGCTAAAAAAGCAGTTGGTAAGATTACAGTTACTTCCGAGATAGGAACGCAGATACCACAGGCTTGGGGAGTTGAAACTAAATCAGGAGTTAAGTTTGTAACACTAAATACATCTACTATTACAACTACTCAAAGAGAAACAGATATTGAAGTAATAGCCTTAGATGGTGGAACAGATGGAAATGTAAGTGCAGGAGCAATAACAGAACAAACAGAGATTTTAACAGGAGTTATATCAATTAATAACAAATTAAATACTCTTGGTGGTAAAAATTTAGAAACAGATACAGAGTTAAGAGAAAGATATTTAAAAAGATTAGATAGAAAAAGTTCGTTTACAACAGAGGGCATAAAAAATTACATACTCCAAAATACAAATGTACAGAAGTGTCAAGTTATAGAAAATGATACAGATGATTTTGATAGTGATGGAAGATTAGCACATAGTTATGAATGCATATGCTATGGGGATACTAATGATAACATTTTAAAAGCATTGTATGAATATAAAATCGCAGGAATAAGAACAGTTGGAGATATTACAAAGAATTTTGGAGAAATAACAGTAGGTTTTACAAGACCAACTGAAAAGACTATATATTTGAAAGCTGAGGTTGAAGCAGTTAAGGAAATTTGGAAAGACGATTTTAAAAAAGTAATAAAAGATATTTATTTAAGATATCTTGATGAAGTGGAGCCAGCAGGAACTATTTATCTATATAAATTAATTGGAGAAATTTATAAAAATACAAGTGGTATAAAAACACTAAAACTCAAATTAGGAGATGTAAAATACAGCGAGAGGGAAGCTGATTACAAATTATCTACTAAGGAAGTTGCAGTTGCTAATGAAAATGACATAAATATTGAGGTTAATCAATGATTTTAAGTCGTGTCCCTCATATATATCACGATACAGTATATTCTAAAAAAATGTTTGAAATATCAGAAAATAAACATTTTAGAATAAGAGGTATTTACAATTTAATTTCCAATTTTAATGATATAGATAAATCAGAAGGGTATCTATTGGATCTGCTAGGAAGTAATTTTAAAATTCAAAGAAATGGTTTGAATGATATTGAGTATAGAAAAATATTGAAGTTTGAAATATCATTATTACAATTCTTAGGAAGTCCACAAGAAATTATAAGAATATTATCAGAATATTTTAAATTAAATGAAACTGAATTTAAAATACTTGAATTATCTGGAAAAATTGTTATAAGCATTCCTGAAAAGATAGATAAAAAAGAGGTTTTTAGTTTAGTTAGAAAAATTAAAGGTGCAGGTGTAGGTTTAGAAATTATCAATGGTATTTATGTAGAAGATTATTTAATTTCTGAGTTACACGAAATGACACTTGAAGAAATTGAAAGAATTACATTAGCTAGAGATGAGTATTATATTGAAATGTACAGTTTATCAGAATTAGAAGAAATGAACTTAGAAGAAATAGAAAAAATCAAAATTTCAAGGAGGTAAAAATGGCACAATGGATAGAAGACCCACAAGGTAGACTAGAGGTCGAAAAAGTTACAAAGGAACTAAAATTACCAGTATGGAAAGCAAATCACAAAGGGAAATTTAGAGAATTTTGGAATGAACTATGGGATAAGATTGAGGATTATATACTAAAATTAAAAGGAGATACAGAAAAGAATTCAAAAGGCTTAAATGATAGGCTTGTATCAGCAGTTGGTAAGCATGATGGAGATTTTCCTATTGCAAATGCAGTAGTTGGGAATGTATATTATTCTGAACTAACAAAGAAATATTACAAATGTAAAGTTGGTGGACCTGCTCCTATGCCAAATGGAAATTTTATAGACTTGTCAATTTTGGAAAATCTTAATAGATTGGAAAATCTATTAAAAACAGAAAAACTTTTTGATGGTTTAGCTGCAAGTGTAGGAGAAATTTTAATTAATAATCTCCCTTCTTGGGTAAAGACTTTAAAAATACAATCTATCAACGATGATAATTACTATTTTCAAGATGTTTATATAAGTGTAGATACACTAAAAGAAAAAACAGTTTTTGTATCTATAGGAATATTAAATGATATAAGAAGTTATGGACTCTCTCTAAAAAATGGAGTCTTAAAAATAGAAAATGCTAACAACTTGAATACAACTGCCGATAACAACTATATTAGAAAAATATATGGATTAAGTTACTAAGTTTCAATAATATTAATCTATACACATTTTAAAAATCTATTTGTGATGGAACAAATAACCTAAAATATTAATTTTTTGAAAGGAGTAAATTATGTTTTATATATATTCAAAAGAAAAATTACCAAAACTGTTATTTGATGTAAACTTAACATCAGATGAAGTAAAACTTTATGGAGGTTGGGATGTCATTTATAGATATTATCCTAACATTCAAAAAGACAATACAACTATAATTGAAAGAGATACACCATTCAACTATCCAATTTTTGATAATAACACAATTAGAGAAATGACAAGAGATGAAAAAGTAGCAAATGATATTGAAATAACTCTTGAGGTTGGCGAGTTCATAGAAAATAAAAAAATAATAAAAGTACCAAAGCCACAAGGAAATGATAAATACCTAAATTGGGATAAAGATAAACACTTATGGATATTAGATACAGAAGCACAAAGAAAAGACTATTTTAATACTATAGATAGTTTAAAAGCTGAAGTATTAGACTATGGTTTTGATTACAAAGTAGGGAAGGAAGAACACAGACAAAGATGCAGAGACAAGGATATCGCTTTTATGGTAGCTAATGTAATGGCATTAGATGTTGCTGCAAAGCTAGGAAAAACTAAAAAAACAACTTGGTATTTTGAGGATAATTATGGGATGCCTGCTGGGTTAACAGAGTTAGGAATGTTAATGTTATATGGAACAACCTTTGTGCAGTCAGTTTATGATACAGAACACTATTTTAAGACTAAAGAGAATCCAAAAGAGTTAACAAAATCTGAGTTTGAAGCAAAAAGAAAAGAAATACACAATGCACTGGCAAAAGGCTAATTTAAAGAGTTCCTATTATTAAAGGTAGTTTTATATAGCTACCTTTTTTTAATGGCTTTAAATGGCAAATTACGAGGTCAGTTTAATAATTTTTATAAAGGAGTTGATAAGTATGTATGTTTTATCACAAACCAGTTTGGATAAATTAAAAGGAGTACATCCAAATCTGGTAAATTTTTTAAAAGAGTTAATTTTAATAAGTCCTTGGGACTTTAAAGTAACTGCTGGGGTAAGAACAGCAGAGGAACAGAATAAATTGTATCAACAAGGAAGAACTGTAAAAGGTATAAAAGTAACAAAAGTAGACGGATACAAGCAAAAGTCTAATCATCAAATAAAATTTGATGGTCTAGGTTATGCAGCAGATATTGGAGTTCTTGTAAAAGAAAAAGTAAAAACAGTAGTAATAGAAAATGGTAAAAAAGTAGAAAAGATTGTAGAAAAATTAGTTTATAAGGGTGATTGGAGAGATTTCCACTACTACAAAGACATTTATGATATCGCTAAAAAAGCAGGTCTATTAGAAAAATATGGAATTGAATGGGGTGGAAATTGCTGGAAGACATTTAAGGATGCTCCACATTGGCAAATCAAGGGAGCAGATAAGATAGCTTTTAAATAATAAATAGTCTGGCCAGACAGTTATTATAAAAAAAATTATGCCCGGAAGAAGTTTAAAATTTTTGCCGGACAAGTATTTATGAGTATTTAAAAATTTTAGGAGGTAACAAAGTATGAATTTTAATAATTTTCAAGATTTATGTAAGGAGAAAGTAGTTGAATATTTTAATGCAAAAGCAGATAAAACAGATGGAGTAAAAATAACAAAAGATGATGTATTCGTTGTATGGTATTGCAAAACTCTACAAAATGCAAAAGCATTGCTATCTACAACAGTATCAGATGGAATGTACTATGAATTAACTTACAATGGGGATAAGAAAGAATTATATTTGGATGCATATAAGAAATGGGAAAATAAAAAAATTGATGTTGAATAGGAGGTTTAAATTATGAAAGATTTAGTAGTTGGATTAATTTTAAAATTATGGGCATTTTTAACAGGATTTACTTGGGAACAATGGGGATGGATGTTATTAGCTGCTGGAATAGTTGCTTATATGGTTTATAACAGAAAGAAGTATGTGCAAATATTTGATAATGCAGTAGTGTATGCAGAAACATCTTTTAATTATGGGGATAATCTTAAAAAGCTAGATGGAGCAGTAACATTTATAATAGAAAGAACAAATAGCCTACCATTTATAGCTAGGGTAGTAATTAGAAGATTTTTAAGTAGAAAAAGAATGGTAGATATTATAGAAACAACACTACAAAAGTTTTCTAATGTATTTGGAACAGAAAGAAAAATAGATATAAAAGGAAATGAGGAAGATGGAGAAAACTAAATTAATCCTAGATCCAATTTCAAATGGGAAAGCAGTTTTAATGCAAGATTATATTTATAGTATTAATGAGTATGATATAAAAGTTTTTAAAGGATTTGTAACGGATGGGGCATCAGTACCTCATTCTTTACAATGTTTGTATAATCCTTATGGAAAATACATCAAGGCAGCAGTTATCCATGATTATTTATATTCTACATATAATAATACAGGTATTAATCGTACTCTTGCTGATAAAATATTTAATTTCATTATGAAAGAAACAGGAGTAGATAATAGGACTAGAAGAAAATTTTATTTGGCAGTCAAATACTTTGGTGAAACATCTTGGAAAACTAAATTGAAAAATGAGGGATACAAGGATAGAGCTATAATTGATAGAACTAAGGAGGCTAAGGAATATTATGCATACTGGGATAAAGTGTTAGGGATTAGGTGATGTTATGGAAAAAACTTTACTAGAATATGGTGTAGTTGGAGCCATTTTATTGTATTTTTTATGGAAAGATAAAAGTACTTTTGAAATGTATAAAAATCTGTTATTTTCAATTGGCGGA